TTCATCTTCATATAGCCTCGAACGCTTCTTCTCACGAAGTAAGCATGCGTCCGAGACCGCCCCGTGCAGTCTCTAGGCATTCCGGCATCTCCTACCCAGCGATTACTACAAGTAGTCCTCGGTGGTTCGGAAAGAAGCCTTAGCGCGGTAACTATACCCGCTTTGGAAGCTTTATGTATGAAGATCCAAATATCTCTGGTATGTGTGCTCAGCACACACACTCCGTTATGAGATACCCTGCTTGTTGTAACCCCACAGCACCTACCTATTCCGTTGCGCCTCGCAGCGACAGCCTCACGGCTGTAAGCCCCCTTACGGGAGTCACCTCACGGTGAAATAGTAGGATGTTGCAGAATCAACTTGTCGCTGGGACACTTTAGAGGTTAGCTAGACCTCAAGGCTCTGGGAGCAAACTCCCCATAGCCTAGACTGAACATTTAGCATCGCACTGCACATAAGTTATAGCTTAGTAACCAAATTCTTCCGGGATACAAAGATCATGGATAGAACTGGTGACTTCGGCAAAAGTCTTATGGCAGAGAGAAGCAGGAGACAAGACAGATTTAACCTGATCGCGGTAGACTTTTGTCCACCCAGGCATCTGCCAAGTGTAACTCAACTTCATGAGGTCCTTGTCAGACAACTCATTCAGTTTAGAATTTACTCCACCATCCGCTGAGGACCGCACAACGCGGCTCTGAGGTACGATGAACTCCGTCTTCTCAACAAGACGACGGACAATTCTCTGTTCGCATGGAGGCAGCGCCTTCCGACGGACTTGCGATGACCACATAGGAGAGAGACCAGCTTCGGTCTCGATGCGTGCTGAATCACACGCATCTTCGAACGTCCAATGGACGTCGACTCTACCTTCGTAGTTCTCGTAGTCGTTCACCTTCTTAGGTGAACCTACCGGACCACACGGAGGGGTCGTATACCACTCCACCCATCGATCATAAAGATACTCTGCGAGTCTTCGCTGAGATCCTGTAACCAGGATGGTGTGTGGCTGTTGGCAATCTGGATCTGACGTGATATGAGAGCCAGGTGGCGGGTGAAGACCCAAACCACCAAGCTCCGGTGAGATGAAGTAGTTGAGTTGTATGCCGCGATGGCTACTCACTTGCTCCATATCCCACTTATTCAACGCCAGAAAACGCATCGAAGCCCTCTTCGGGTTAAGTGCACCTGCGACACAAGGATTGTGAAGCAGATACACAGGCTTAGATGCCTCCTCCTCCCTCGCACCGACTTTAGACTGCCCATAGAGCAGACCGGTGTTAAAGAAAGGAATCTTTTCTGGGATCTTGTGCCCTTGGGCACTACAGAAAAGTTGTGAATTGATAGTAAAATACTTCGGATGAAGGAAGTTCTTACCAGGGGATGGGACGAAACCAGCTTCATGAAGCTTGTCGTACCATTCTCTGTACTGTTCGTACTCAGCACGAAACAGTATATCATCACCATTGACCAAGGCCTTGAGCTGACGAAAGTTTGTTACTTTCGGCTCGACCGTGTGCCAATAGTGAGCTAGGTTAATAGCGCAGAGATGTGGGAAGGATAAAACCGACCCCATTAACTGCCCGTT